TGCAAGGACATTTACATGTAGGATAACAAAGTAGGCAACAATAACACCAATGCTGCCTACAATTCTGAGAGGGATATCAACCGAAGCTCGAATCGGGTTCCAACGCAATGTAGTATTTGAGATCATACTTGGTATTGGTGAATTGAGAAAGCAGTTTTGAAGAGACAATTACGTCATAAGCACCAGGAATAATCTTGATATTTTCGACTTTGAAGTTAAAACTAAACTCCTGATCGGTTTCGCCAACTACGATAGCGTATTGGTTAGAGGTGTCGTTCTTCTTATCATGAACAACCAGTTTGATAACACCTGATTCTCCAACAGCAGACAAGTCAGGAAGTTGATAGACTGCTGCTGCCTTTACAAGTTTCTCCAAAGAAGCACTATCCAACTGGAAACAAACATCTTCAGTGGGAAGATTAATTTCTTTCTCAGGAGGAGCAATGATTACATTAGGATCTGCATAGAAGTACTTGACCCGACGCTTACCTTCTTTGATACTGAGGTAAGAAGTTTCGTTAAAGTCTAGGTCTGGATCCTGATGCAAACCAAGACCATTCAGGAATTGATTAAGATCATAAATCGCAAAGTCCCGAGGAAACTCTTCTTTGATGTCTGCTTCGGCAAGAATGTTTTTTGCTACAGAGATAGTGCGAAGTTTAGTTCCCTGCTTTACAAGAATAGAGTTGTTGATTCCTGCAAAGTTCTTGAGGATAGTCAGGGTATTGTCAGATAATTTCATGCTGTTAGGTTTCAATTTCATCGGTTAGGGTAGTCCTCACGTTTTGCGTTCTTGTCGTTGAAGTGCATCAGAAGAACAGCATAGTGCAAGATCTTCATAATGTCGCGACGAGCAGTACCTTTCTTATCATAGCGAGAGGCATACTTGAGAATATTGCTGCGACAGAATGATTCTCCATCGCCACATGCTTCAATCAGATCAAGTGTCTGAATTTTATCATCGCCAGCAGAATAATGCTGATTATATGTGCCAGAAATATAATCGCTTAGTTCTTTGATAATACTTTCTTCGCTGTACTTAAATCGACTAGGAGTGTTGCTGTTCATTTCAATATTAAGAGTGTTCAATTCTGGAATTGCGTCAGGCAATTCAGTATAGTCTGGATGAAAATCATGTTCACTATAAGGGTACTCGTCCATTTTTAGTTCATCAAATAGTAGGGACCAAGAATTAATCATATTGTATCACCCTTTTTCAGATTCCGCAACGGGAGCATCATCAGGAGTGAGTTGAAAGTCTCCATCAACTTTATCATAAAGTTCCAGGAATGCCTGCTTGGTTTCATCATCGAAACGATTGACACAGACTTCGATTGCCTTTTCTTTATTGGCAAAGATGCTGTAAGCACGGATGATGTGGACTAGACGGCGAGTAGAAATAATTTCCTCAATGCCGCCATCATAGAAAGTCTTACGGATGATATCCGCCCAGTCTACAAGACGCTTGCAGAAGTCAGGGGCAACCACATTGAGATCGCGAGCAACATTGACAAGGATCTTGATCTCATTTGCAGGAGTAGGATACTCCTGTTCAAAGGTTACTGGGAATCGCTCAAGGAAGGCTTCGTTGAGCACGTTAGTTCCAATGAATCGTCCATCGTCTGAACCTTTACCTTTAGTGTTTGCGGTTGCGATGACGTTGAAACCTTTACTGGGTTTGACAAACTTTCCAATTTTCTTGAGAAAGACTCCATTGCCTTCAAGGACGCTTTGGAGACAGAGAATTTTATTACTGGCAAGGTCGATCTCGTCAAGGAGCAGGATAGCACCTCGTTCGAGTGCTTCAACGACTGGGCCATTGTGCCAGACGGTTTCGCCATTAACAAGACGGAAACCGCCAATAAGATCATCTTCATCAGTTTCAATAGTAATGTTTACACGAATCAGTTCCCGACCCAACTGAGCACAGGCTTGTTCGACTGAAAACGTTTTACCATTACCCGACAAACCCGTAATGAACGTTGGATAGAACAGTCGCGACTGAATAATCTTGCGTAGATCGTTGAAATTACCAAACTTGACGAAGGTATCATTTTTTTCAGGGATAAGATTTTGAAGTTCTCGATCGGTAGTATTAGGAGTACTTGCCTGATAAGTTTCCTCAAGTTGTTCCCGAACGGTAAGATTCCATTTACCACGACCAGTTTTACAATCAGAGAGTTTGTTAGTTACGGTCTGATAATTGCAACCATTCATAGCGCACCAAGCACGGATATCTGCTGCAGTAACAGATTCTCCATAAACTTGTTGGAGAGACGTGCGGATGTACTCAGAGGAGAGAGACATGATGTTGGAGTGCTTTGTTTATTTAACTGAACTTATTATACACACAAAAAAGGGGGCGTTTAGTGCCCCCTGTGACAGTTTAGTAATTGGATTACTTTTTGGATTTCTTCTTAGGTGCAACTGCTTCTACTGGTTTTGTAGGGACAACAGCGGGAGCAGGAGGTGCTGGTGCTGCAGGTGCTGCAGGTTTGGCAGCGGGTTTACCGCTAGCTAGATCTCCAAAACGGGACATTTGTTTCTCTGTAATCTTCATTACTATTTATTTTAAGCAATAAGTTCTACAAATTCTCCAAGAATCTTCTTATTCATCTTTTTGGATGCAAGAGACTTTTTAAAAGCACTCTTAATTTGAGACTTTGTTGCGTCTTCTTTTACTTCAAAATCAGAATCACTAGAGAGTGCTGTCGCAGAGATACCAAAATACTTATCATATCCTGTGTTAGTTAGAGAAAATGCTTTAGTCTTTTTCCAAACAGACATAACTTTTTCAACTTTAGGAGAAAAGTATCCACAATAACGTCGAATGAAAGATCCAGCATCGCGACTCTCAAGAACACGCAAACCAATAAAATTAGTATCCGTAAACTTGTCTTTCAAATTCCTGAGAAGAACTTTTGTAAAATCATACCATTCACAGTCAAAGGAATATGTTGTTCCCAGTTTTCTATCGCGAAGAAATGCATTATGACCGATAGCACCAATACCAAGAAAAGGTTCTTCCTCCCAATGACGTTGAACTTCCCGATGATATTTCAAAGGTGCTGCTTCTCCATCAGTCAGAATAACACATTGCACTTTCTGAAGTTTATGTTCATTCTTGAAGTTGGGAATAATCTTATGAAGACACATAAGAGCTTCATTCAAAGGAGTTCCAGAAAGACCCATTCCAGTTGGATAGCGATAAGCAGCATAATGAGAGAATGAATATGCCAAGCGATAAATTCTCTTCATCTGGAAATCCAGTTCTTTAGCATTACACTTGCTAGTAAAGAGGTTCATCATAGAGAACCATTCAGGAATACCAAGAAGTCCGTGCTTACGCTCATAACAATAATGTTTAATGATTGCTTTCCCATCTTCATCGTAACTAACCCTAGGATATTCGGAAGTAAATGCATAAACATCAAATGGAATATTAACCTTTCGGCAGAACCAAATTAGATTATACAGTTGCTTGATAGTATCCTCCATAACGTACTGCATAGAACCAGACCAATCAAGAATAAACACCAATCCATGATTCTTACCCTCAGCAAGAGTTGTTACCTTCTTGAAGAGATCTTCATTAAATTTGTAAGTATGAAGTTTAGTGCAGTCCAGAACACCAGTACGAGCAGTAGTGGCACGAGCATATGAGTCCGCAGACTTACGGCACTCAAATTCTTTTACCAAGTAGTTGACTTCTTTCTGAGCAGAACGCTTGAATTTTGCATACAAATCGTCAGGAACTTCGAAGACATCATCTCCATAATCTTCCCATGAAGAGTTCAGAGTTTCCTGGATCTCATTCATAGGAATGACGATTTTATCAATATCAAGATCAGGAGGAATTTCCAGATAAACATTCTCAGAATCTTCCATCGAAGCAAGATCCTTAAGAGCTTGCTCAAGGGAATCCATAGTCTTTACAGTATCAGAGACGCCACCAGCACCGCTAGGAGGAATGTTAGGAAGATCTGTAGGATTATCTTGCTGCTGTTCTTTATCTGCCGTGCCGCCGTAAGATTCCCCCTCTTCAGGTTCTTCTGACTCAAAGGGGTCTTCCTCAACCTCATCAGAAGAATCTGCCTGTTGATCTTGCGGAGTCATATCTCCCCCTTCCTGACCTCCAGAAGACTGTTGATTGGCGTCTAGATTATCAATATTAGTCTTTACTTCTTCCCGTCGATTACAGAACTTATACAAAGTCTCTGCTGCAGAAAGAACATCATCAAAACTTTCACAAGACTCAATCTGGCGAATAATTTCCATCTCCTTCTCAGAAAATGTAACCTCAATGAAGTTGCCAATCTTGAAATATAGATTGGCGCGATCAGCGAGACTGAACTCAGAGATATCTTCCCCATCAAGATCAAAGAAATCCTTATCAGAAAGTTCTTGATATCCCCTATAGAAAGTCTTAGCAATACCCATGTATCGGCGTTTCATCAATTTCTCAATACGAACGTCTTCAACGACGTTGACGAACTGAGGAGGAATCTTGACTTCAGTCAACCAATTTCTATCTGGAGTATAGAGAGCGTGTCCAACCTCATGACCGACCAACATGTCAAATACACCGCTGCTTGCTTCCCACATAGGAAGAGTCAAGACGCGAGTATGAACATTGAAACAAGCGGTCTCAACTTTTTTGTGCTCCACCATCAGATCCTCAGTAGCGAGGAGTTTGGCAAGTTGAGACTTGATTTCGTGGCGAACAGTCATGAATCTTTTGTGTATGCACGTATCATACAAAAGAACCCCGCTGTTTGGGCGGGGTCATGTGACGCTTTTTAAACTGGCGGAGTGCTTCTCTCCTAGATCGCATTGCTTGAGGTTTCAGTTTGCGCTTCTGTTCCTTCTTAGAATGGTGTTGCCAGTTTGGCGTAGTCATTGTCCTAATGCTTATGTTGACACTATACGGGAAAAACCTTTGACTTTATCGAACCTTATGACACTTTCAAATTTGTCATGCAGATCGGTTTTGTGTGAGATAACAAAGATATTCGCATCCTTAATGACGTATCGAATAATTTTCAAAAACTCTTCTGTACCAAATCCATCTAGAGAACTATCAAAAACTTCATCCATAATCAGCAGGTTGGTGTTAACAGAGTTTTTGACACGCGCTACTTCACGCCAAGTAAAAAGTAGGGCAAGGTCGATTCTCATCTTTTCACCTTCACTAAAGGAACTGTAAGAAAAATCTTCATGAATAGGAGATTTGACAGTTTCTTTGAATTCTTCATCAAGATGGAAATTGATGTAAAAATCCATCATCTGAAGATAACGATTAACCTGCTGATTTATGAACGGAAGATACTTTTTAATAATCTTCGTTTTTACGCCATCATCCTTAAGTAAGGAATAGGCAAAATCGTAGTAAACGATTTCTTGTTTCTTTTGTGCTAAGTATTCAAATGTTTTTTGGAGATTTTGTCTAAATTCTTCTAACTTCTCATGTTCAGTATTTCTGTTTTGTAGGTTACTGGTAATAGTTTGAATTTCATGTTCAAGATCTCTGATTTGTCTCTGGTTGAGGCTAATCCGAGTATTGTTTTGAGAAATGCCATGCGTTAGTTTTGTAATCTCCTGGGATAGGGCATTGAATTGACGCTCTCTCTCCTGTTCGAACTCAATTGTTTTTTCAAGTTCTTCATAACCGTTCTTAAGTTCCTTTGCCTTATTTTGAACGTCATCAATTCTATTTAACCTAAATTCTTCTTCTATGTTCTGCCCACAGGTAGGGCATTCCGTATTTTCGGCAAAAAACTTATGCTCTTTGGTAATTGTACTTACCTTTTGTGAGATTTTACCTTTGAGATTGTTTAGTTTTACTAACTTTTTGCTGGCATCAATTAACTCTTCCTGAGATTTGTTCAGTTGCTCTAATTGTTCATTAGTCTTATCATTCTCTTCCATGTAAATGCCAACTTCTTTGTATAAGTTGGTAATCTTTTCTTTGTTGGTATTGATATTGGCATTTCCGCGATTCTCAAGTTCTTCAATAAACTCCCTCTGCATATTTTCCTTTTCCTTGAGAGTTTGCTTCTTAAGTTCAAGGGATTTGATCTGATCTTTCTGAGTTCGGATGTTATCCTTGATAAGATTATTCATTGCAGAGAAGATACGAATATCCAACAAGTCTTCAATAACTTCTCTACGGTTTGCAGTAGTCAATTGCATGAAGGGAACAAAAGTACTACTTCCCAGGATAACAATCTGAGTAAAGGACTTATAGTTTACCTTTAGGATACTCTCCTCCAGGATCTTTTGATTAGCACGATCATCTGCTTCTTTGTGCAAAGGTTTGCCATTCACTTCAATATCAAAAACGTTGGGTTTCATCCCACGTCGAACAAGATATTCTCGATTGTTTACATTGAACTCAATTTCCACAACACAATCTTTCTCATTGGTTGTGTTGAGAAGTTGAGGTTTATTAATCTTACGAAATGGTTTGTTAAACAGAGAAAAAGTCAGAGCATCCAAAATTGTTGACTTACCAGCACCATTAGTACCAATAATCAGATTTGTATTTTTCTCTTGGAAGTCCACTTCCGTAAACTGATTTCCCGTTGAAAGGAAATTTTTCCAACGAATCTTTTTGAAAGTAATCATGATAAAAATTAAATGTCAAACGGGAGGAATTACAATATCGTTTTCAGTTACAACTGAATATTTGTAGTTGTGTAATTTACATGCCTTTATAGCAAGATCTTCATCTATTTCAACAACTTCCATTTCTTTTCCATAATCTTCACTATCTTCTAATAGCAAAGCATATCTGACTGCATCATCTTCCTCTTCAAACATCAAGAGAACTTTTTCTCCGTACCTATCATGTAGAGCATAAGCACCATCGTCTTTTTGATCTTTGAGAGTAAGCATAAACATTACTCAGCTACCTCGCACGCTTGTCTGTAAATATCCTGGAGAATACTAATAACTTTGACCTTATCTAGTTCAAGTTCAGACTCTTCGACGTATCTGTGCAGGATGGAGATTGTATTCTCCTCTTCATTGATTTCAAAATCTTCATCTACTTCAATATTGAAGTTTTCAATGATTTTTAGATCCTGAACTCCCGCAGAATAAAGTTTATCAATAAACTTTTCAAAGTTTTTAGGACTGCTTTTTTTCCTGACTATGACTTTAACGATTTTATTTTCATATTCAGAAGCATCAAACATTTGATGCGGAGTATCCTCATAATAGATATTATAGAATAATTTATAAGGGTTATCAATCTGAATATGCTCTAGGGTCTCTGTATCAAAGATTGTAAACCCGCGAGGATCATTCACATCATTCCAGAACATCTCATATGGATTGCCTAGGTAGAAGATTCGTCCGTTGTCGCTCCGTGTATGGTAGTGTCCTGAAAACACTTTGTCGAACTTCTCAAATACGTCGCACGCCATACCTTCTTCCATGACGTGTCCGCGATG